GAGCTATAATTTGCTACGGCACTGACACATTTAGTTATGCTTCACGCAACAATGCCTTCCCTTGGCTCAATACAGAAAACAACACTCCCTTGCCAACAATAGAAACAGGAGCAAGTTGCTATTACGACACAGATAAGGGGTTTGAGTTTTTTAAGAAAACGGCTAGCTTGGTAGTGGGAACAAACACTGCCAACATGCAGTCTGCAAGAGATGATTATGGTGCTGAATCTCTGCACATAACAAACAGCGCTGAAAGGCACGTAGTTTTATCAACTACCGCAGGAGATAAATGGCGAAACTTTTTAAATAGCACTGGCGATTTTGTTATTAACAGGATTTCTGGAACTGGAATAATTAAATTGATTCAGAAGGTTTCCATCGTCGGGGAGCGGAAAAAAATCAGAGAATTTGCCAATGGAGATGTTAATGTTCAGGAAAATGACAACACAATCCTACTCTCAGCTACAGCAGCAAACGCTAAAGCAATCTTGCCAATATCACCAACAGACGGAGACATCTATACAATCAAGTGTCTTGACGCAACATTTGCTGCGAGCATTGGCAAAAATGGGAATCTGATTGAAGGAGCAAATACAAATTACATTATGACGCTAAATGAGTCATTGACGCTTCAATTTTATGACGGGAATTGGAACATTATCGGTCAAAGCTAATAATTAACAATGACAGACATCGCTTACAAATCTACCATAGGAACAGGGGGTTTTATCGCCACCATCGAACTAGGTCACATTAACGAACTTCTAGGACTAGTCGTGGGTCTTGCTACTCTAGTCTATATGACAGCATCAGCAGTCAAAGTGATTAAAGAACTAAAAGACAAATAATATGACACCAGAACTTTTAGCAATGCTTGGCGGCGGTGTGAGTGGCTTCATCATGAAGATGATGGCGGCACAAGCAGAAAGCCAAACGCGATTATTTGAACGCATGATTCAGAAGCAGGTAGTGGCTGATGACTCAGCGGATCGTGCGTCTGCACGTGGTGGTGTATATATGCGTCGTGCTATCACATCATCAGTTATCTTTGCCATTGTAATAGCTCCATTCATCTTTGCATTCACTTCTGTTGGGATAAGTGTCCAGCATGAGACATCTGGCTTTTTTGGCTTCTTTAAGAGCCTTAAATGGGACACAGTTCAAGGCTTTGTAATTCTACCAGAGATTCGTCAAACAGCATTAGCAATTGTAGGGTTTTATTTTGGTTCATCACAAGTTAAATGAGTGATAAGATATCCAGACTTGACACAATGGTTGAGGTTGAAATACCAATCACCACAACAGGTGCTTTGGGAGAAGTTGTCAAAACATGGGGTGACACAAAATCACTATGGGCAAACAACAAGCCATTTGCAGCAGATGTTGGCTTTGAAGAAACTTTAAACCAAAAAGAGCAAGCACAGCAAAAGACTGAGTTTGAATTTAGATATGACAGAGAGTTAATTGATAGCAATCACTTCTCTGCAATTTCAAGAGTTTTATACAATGGGTTTGTTTATGACATCTATGCTGTTGAATTGATAGGCATGAATGATCGTGTATCACTTTTTGGAAAAGCATCTATCAACCCATCCAACTACACTGGTGATTTCATTCTAACAGAGTCTTATGATCAAGTCTTGATTGAGGCAGGAGACAATTTAGTGGTATGAGTGTAGACATTAAAATGCATGGCATAGAAGATATGCAAAAAAGGCTCAAAGAATTGGGGACAAAAAAAGCTTTGCGTGCTCCAGCAGCTGCAGTCAGAGCTGGATCCAGAATAATTATAGACAAATCCAGGAGTGCTGCACCAGTTGACACAGGACAGCTAAAGAAGTCACTTGGTCAAAAGATTAAGACATACCGCAGAAGCAAAGTTGTTGTGTCAATTTTTGGAGTACGCAATAAGCTTGTCATAACACCAAAAGGAAAAAGAAACCCAGTGAAGTATGCTCACTTAGTTGAGTTTGGCACTAGGAATGGAGTCAGGCCAAATCCTTTTATGAGAAGGTCATATTCATCTTCTGCAAATTCAGCAAGGATAGCAGTGATTGATAAGATGAAACAAATATTTTTGACAGAGTCAGCAAAGGTCAGAATCAGATAAATGAATTTTTTTAAACAGCTTTGCATATTTCAAACAAACCAAGCATTCAAGGATGCAGTTGGTGTTAGTGTGTATCCTGCAAAATCACCTCAAGATGGATTGTCAATTCCATCATACAGTTCAGATAATTATGCAGTTTTCAACTTAATTTCAGATGATCACATTTTAAGCCACCAAGGAGTATCAAACATTGGTGAGTGCATTGTTCAATATGATTTTTATTCCAATGTTTTTTCAGACATCCAATCAGTTCCAATAAATTTGATTGATCTTTATGAAGGCATAAAGCAAGATATAGGGAACAACTATGAGATAAATTATTGCAAGCTTGAAACTGATCTTCAACAGAACAACCAAGATCTTGATTTGGTTTATAGAAGAACATTAGACTTTACATTCAGATACAGACTCTCTGCTGTCTGAGACATTAACAAAAAAAGAACAAGGATAATATTATGGCACAGCAAGGATTTGGAATTTTATTCCAGTACACAATAGATGCAGGCACCAGTTGGGTGAGCGTTGGTGAAGTTACAGATGCAACTCCACCAAGCATTAGCAAAGACACAATTGACACAACTCATCACCAAACACCATCTGGCGTTCGCACCTTTATGGGTGGTTTGGTTGATAATGGTGAAGCAACTGTTGAAGTGAATTATGATGTAACTGACACAGGTCATGTTCTATTGCGCACACGTGCAGGAGAAGCAAATGACTTGCCACTTCTATACCGCTTCATTCACAGTGACACTGCAGGAACAATTGATGAATTTTCAGCACTTATCACAGGCTTTGAATCAGAAAGCCCAATGGATGATAAAGTATCTGCAACAATCACTCTAAAAGTATCAGGTGTAATCAACTACGACGCAACTTAATATAAAATGGCTAAAATAACTTACAAAGGTGAGCAGGTTGATTTAAAAATCACCAATAAAACAATGATGAAGTTTGAGATGGCAGGTGGTTCATTCTCAGATTTTAGCAGTGCTCCCATCTCGCAATCAATCAAGTTTATCTGTGCAGCTTTGGGTCTAGAAGGTGATCCATGTGACCATGCAGATGATTTTGGGAAGATGTCTGACATATCAGAGTCAATTAGAATTGCACTTGAAGAGTCAGGATTTTCTGCACCAGAGGATGCTGAAGTTGATCAGGGAAAATAAAATGGCTGAGTGCAGCAGCCAGATGTAAGGTATTTTATGGAATTGGCAAAAAGGAATGGGAGTCACTAGACAACAATGAAATAACAGAACTGCACAAAGCTTATGAGCTTCAACAGGAACGTGAGGACAGCAGATTTGCATTGATCTGCACAATCATTGCAAATGTCAATAGAGATTCAAAGGTCAAAAAAAGGCCATACAAAATATCTGATTTCATGCCAAGATCAAAACCCACCAGCAAGAAGGAGTTAATTCAAAAGATTAAACAAATAAAGACAGGCATATAAATGGCAGTTAAAATTGGATCATTGTTTGGGACAGTAAGTCTAAACACCACACAGCTTGATAAAGATATCAGCCGTGTTGGTGCAAAGATGAAAAAGTTAGGCAACAGCTTTAAATCAGTTGGCAGCTCTTTGTCTAGAACAATAACTGCACCAATTGCAGCTGTTGGTGTGGCCAGTGTAAAAACATTCATAGATCTAGAGCACGCAATGATGAAAGTCAAAGCAATCTCTGGTGCAACAGATGCTGAGTTTCAAGAATTAACTGATGATGCCAAAAGGCTTGGTAAGGCAACTATATTCACAGCCAAAGAAGTTGCTGGACTTCAGCTCAATCTTTCAAAGCTTGGATTCAGCCCAGATGAGATTGTTGAGTCAACAGAAGCCATCCTTAGTTTAGCACAAGCAACAGATGAAGACTTGGGTGAAACTGCCCTAGTTGTAGCTGGTACATTGCGTGCTTTTGGAATGCAAACTACTGAGACAGCCAGAGTCACAGACACTATGGCTGCAGCTTTTTCTAGCAGTGCTTTGAATCTAGAAAAGTATAAGGTGAGTATGGGAACATTGGCACCAGTTGCCAATTCATTTGGGCTAAATGTTGAGCAGTCAAGTGCAATGCTTGGGACACTGGTCAATAGAAACATTGAAGCATCAACTGCAGGCACAGGATTAAGAAATATCTTGCTAGACTTAATGGGTGCAGGGATGTCGCTGGATCAAGCATATGATTCAATCAACTCATCAACAGACCAAGCTGCAACAGCATTTGAAATGTTTGGCAAAAGAGGTGCAACAGTGGCACTTGTTCTGGCAAATAATGCTGAAGAAACATTTGACTTGGCTGAGGCATTAAGCTTAGCAAATGGTGCTGCAGGAAAAATGAGAGAAATGATGGAAAGCACAGCATATGGTGCATTCAAAAAGTTCTTGAGCGTTGTTCAAGCACTTGGTGAAGAAGTTGGCAGAATATTAAGCCCAGTTTTTCTTGCTTGGATAGATGTTTTCAAAGGAATGATTGAAGAGTTCATGGCACTGGATGATGCAACAAAACAAGCAAAAATAAACTTTGCTATTTGGGTTGCAATAATTGGACCAGCCATAGTTGTTATTGGCACGCTGATGGTAGCATTGGCAGCTATGGTGGCAGCATTCACAACAATAGCAGCAGCAGTTTCTGCTCTTGGGTTAACATTCTGGGGTGTGATAACTTACATTGCTGGGTTGCTGATGCTGATGAAACAATTGATACCTTTAGGAGAAAGGCTTGGAACATGGATTGGTGAGCTTGCCTTTGTTAAGTTGCCAGCATTAATAGATCGTTTAAAAGAATCAAACTTTGGGTTTAACAAGTTTGTTGATGGAATGAAATCAGTTTGGAACTTCATTAAGGGTCATATGCTTTCTGCAATTGATGCCCTATTCAACAAGCTCTCACAGTTGTGGTCATTTTTTGGCAAAGTTGCTTCTGCAGTAGGAAGCCTCAACCCATTTAGTGGTGGAAGTGAAATTGATGGAGCCAGAGCAAATGGTGGTCCAGTCAATGCTGGTGGAACTTATCTTGTTGGTGAAAATGGCCCAGAGTTATTCAGCCCAAGATACAGCGGCAACATAACATCAAATGAGGACATGAATGCGGGTGGTGGAATCACAATGAACTTTTCCGTAGGAACAAGCATGGAAACAGTAGCAGCTCTCAAGAATATGAAGAACACAATTGCTAAAATTGCAGTTGCTGCTGTTAAAGAAAACACAATGAGAACTGCATAATGCCAACATATCCAATCATACTTCCATCAAGCCCATCTTTCACATCTATCAGATGGAATGCACACTCAGCAGTGGCAGTCTCAACTTCTAAATTCTCAGGTAAAGAAGTTGTTTATGCTCACGCAGGTCAATACTGGGAAGTTGAATTTGATTTACCACCACTGAATGCATCGCAATCTGCACAGTTTGCAGGTGCATTTTTAAGCTTGAATGGGCGTGAAGGCACTTTCTATGTATACCCGTCTGAAAGACAACCACAGTCACCAATCACAGGAACCAAGTTGATAAGGTCTGTTTCTGATTATGAGGTTACATTTGAATCACTCAGTGGCACAGGATCATTCACTGTTGGTGATTGGGTTACGCTTGGTGGCACAGGTGGGCTTTATAGAGTTACAGCTGTTACTTCATCAACAGTAATTGAGCTTTGGCCAAAGCCTAGAGGAATAACAACTTCAGAGCCACCAGCAACAACAGGATCAATAATCTATTATAGTAACCCAAGAGGGAAATTTAGGTTATATGATTCATTCTCTTGGGACATGGACTTGGCTAGAAATTATGGAATATCAATAGCAGCCAGAGAAGTCATATAATGCCCAGAGGATTATCAACATCAATTCTAGCACAGATTGCATCCACAAATATGGAGCCTGTGTATCTATTGCACATAGGCTTTGATGGCTATGATCTAAACGCATGGACAGGTCAAGGTAATCTATCCTTTGACTCTAAGACTTGGAAGGGTGAAGGCATTGTGCTTGAGTGGCCATCTGTTAAAGAATCAGTGGAGCTGGAGGCAGACAACATAACGCTGACACTTGATGGCAATTACAGCTATCCAATAAACATCACTGATCCAGATTTATACAGGGCAAGGACATGTGAGATTTACATTGGTTTCTTGAATGATGTTGGAGCATTGCTTGCCACTAATGTTTATAGAGTTTTTTCAGGCAAGGTGTCAACAGTTGGGCTTTCTGAGGATACTGTTGATGATACATTTTCAGTTTCAGCAGAATCAAGGTTGGTTGATTTATCTAGGGCAAAGGTTTCAAAATACACAAATGAATCACAGCTTCAGCTCTTTCCTGCAGACAAAGGATTAGAGTATGCAACAACTGCACAGACTGCATTGTTTATATCACGTGGTGAAACAATAACTGAGCCACAAAGCAAGAAGATCATTTATGGAAGAAACAAAGTAGATGGCACAGTTGTTTTCATTGGCACCAGTGGAGCAGGGTCAAGATACTTAAACTTGGTTGTCGCATTTGCAGGGCATGAGTGTGAATCAATTGATCAAGTTTATCTGGATGACAGACCTCTGCTGACCAATGGAGCAGTGTCTGGAGAGTTTGCTGGAGTAGTTACTTACTATCAAAGATTGGGAGCAAGCTCACAAACATACATATCACAACTAGAAACAGAAGTTGGCACAGGTGTTTGGAATTCAGACCACAAACTGAATGGTATCTGTTATGCATACATGAGAATATTGTATTCAGAAGATTTGTTTGGCAATGATGCTCCAGCAGTTTCAGCAACCATCAAAGGCAAAAAATTGTATGATCCACGCAATTCAACAACTTCTTATTCAGACAATCCTGCACTGGTGATCAGTGATTTTTTGATGGATAGTGTCGGTGGATTTGGAAGTCCAGCATCAGGAATTGATACAGCATCTGTATCTGTGGCAGCCAATGATTGTGATTTTCTGGTTGCCACAAAAGACACCACAACAGAAAAAAGATACACTTGCAATGGAGTGCTGGATACATCAGACAGCATTGGCCAGAATGCTCAAAAGATACTGGACACAATGTTTGGCCAGCTTAGTTATCTTGGGGGTGTGTTTGCTGTTTATTCTGGAAATTATAGCTTGACAAGCATAGTTGGTTTTGATGATGACTTTTTAAGTGCTCTTGTGTTGGACAATAGAAACTTGCGTGATAGTTACAATGGTGCAAAAGGATCATACAGAACAGAGTTGCTTGGTTGGAGGGATGAAGAATACCCAGAGTATCAGCTTGCTAGTGGTGTTACAATTGATGGTGAGGAAAGGTGGCTGGAAAATGATTTGCAAATGGTTACAAGCCCATCTACTGCCCAGCGTTTATCCAAGATCAAAGTGATGCGAAGCAGAGCAGTTAGAGAAGTCACATTTGAATCAAAGCTTTCTCTTTTTAATGTAAGATCAGGTGACACAATTTCATTAAGCACAGCAAAGAATGAGGTGGACAACTTTGTTTATAAAGTTAGGTCAATGGAGTTAAACATGGGGCTGGAGCCAACCATATCTTTTGACATGATTGAAGTTGCATCATCTGATTATGCTTGGGATGCTGCAACAGAGGAAAAAGAATTGTCCATACCAGCATCCACCTCTGACTCTATTCTGTCATGGACTCTGGCTAGGTTGAATCTTCCATCTGTATCACCTGCATCCAAAACATCATTCTCTGCATTCAATGTCACTGCATATGCAAATGAAACTGGAGTTACAATACGCTACACAGTAGATGGAACTGAGCCAACAACAGGAAGCCCAAGTGTTGCCAATGGTGGTTCAATAACTATCAATCAGACATTGACCTTGAAGCTAAAGACTTTTCAAAATGGTGGTACGCTGACTTCAAATGTTGCAACATACGACAACTTTACAGTAACAGTTCCAACTCAATTGGTGCCAACTCCAACTGGATTTGTGACTGCTCAAAATGTTTTTAAACAGCCAAGAGTTTACTTTAGCAGCACAGCTAATGACACCACCCTGTATACCACAAACAATGGAGGTTCATCATTTACAGCACATGGAGATGCTGACATTGGTGAGATTTTTCTTGCAGGCTATCCATCCTCTGGTTGGACTCCATCAAATTTTAGAGCATATGCCACCAAGACAGGCTTTGTGAATTCAAATGTATTTACACTTCCCAACAAAGTAATTCCACCTGTTTATGATACAGGCAATCCATCTGTGGGTGTTGTTACATTGGAACTATTTCTGTATGCAAACAATGGCACTTTGTTCTGGCGCAGACGCACTTCACCTAGTGGCAGTTGGGGTTCATGGAATTCAAGAACTGGATTTAACTGGGGTGATCAGCTTAATTCAACTCTTTACCTTAGAACATCTGGGGGCACAAGATATGATTATCAGTTTTATGGAGCACAATCAGGATTTACTGACAGTGATGTTGTTCAAAAGAATGGTTAATTATTCATGACTGAGCATCAAAAGAAAGCTGTTGAAGCATATCTAAAAGCTGGCTCTTACAATGCTGCAGCTAAGTTGCTTGGAAAAGACCCAAGCAACTTGCGTAAACTAATTAAGCAACTAGAGTTACAAGGTGATGTGCCATGGCAATCAGCAGCACCAACGCCAGCACATCTAACAGTTGGCAAATCAACTGTTCAATATGATGCCAATGGCAATGTGATCCAAGAATGGCGTAGGCTTTTCCCACAGGCACAAGGCATGCAAGATTTTGTTGATGGCCTATGCGATCAAGTTAAAGCCAAGGGCAAAGCACCAGTGCGCAAATCTCACAAAACAGACACAGATGAGTTGTTGTTTGAGATTGACATTTATGATGCTCACGTTGGCATGTATGCTGATGAAAAAGAAACAAAGGATGCTGACTATGATTGTGATATCGCAGCATCTAGGATGGTTGCAGCAGCTGAAGGATTAGCTTCAAGAGCAAGGCGCCCAGCCAAGTGCGTGCTGGTTTTTGGTGGAGATATGATGCACTCAGACAATCGCAGCAATAAGACTGAAGCAAGTGGTCATGTGCTGGATGTTGATACACGTTACCATCGTGTAGTGGAATATTTGATACGTGCCTGTACCGATGTAGTGAATATTGCCGCCTCAGTGGCTAAAGAAGTGGAAATAGTTGTCATTGAAGGCAATCATTCGTGGCATTCTGAGGTATGGCTTGCAAGGGTGTTGGATGCCTACTATAGCAAATGCCCAAACATCAAGGTAAAATCTGATCCATCACCACGCAAGCATATGGTTTGGGGTGACAATCTTTTGCTTTGGGCACATGGTGATAGAATTGCTGCTCAGAAATGGCCAATGATTATTGCAGCAGAGTTTGCAAAGGAGTGGGGACAAACCAAGTGGAGACACCTAAAGATGGGTCATGTTCACCATAAGAAAGCAATGGCACCTGTTATTGTTAATGAACAAGCTGGATTGGTGGTTGAATACTTAGAGGCTCTGTGTGCTACAGATGCTTGGCACTCTGGTGCTGGATTTGTTGGCAGCCAAAAAGGTGCTAGTGCTTTTGAATACCACAAGACTGAAGGATTGATAACTAGATATTTGAAATCAGTTTAAGCTGATCTTATATGCTCTTCCAGCAACCATGCTGTGAAAAAATCCATCAACAATATTTATCCATTCAAAATCTTGGTCTGAACAGATGACATCTCCCATCCTGTCAGCCAACACAGTGCAAAGCTTTGTCTTGTTGCGGCTGATCTTCTTGGTATATTGTGGCTCAACCCATACCACAAGCCTTTCTTTGCAGCAAAAAACAAGCGTGCCAACCAATGCCCCAAGCTTGTCAAGTTCATCTATCTTGGCTGGTTGTGCAGGTTGGTATTCAATCTTGCAATCAATGCTGTTTACAACCTTCAACTCGACAAATATAGTGATTGGTGCATGTTTTCTGCTTATTAGGCAAAGGTCTGGAATGCCAACCTCAGTTGCACGCTCAAGGCTTAATGATCTAAAGCTTGGGATGGATTTTACCTTGGAACTAAATTTTGATTCATTCATGGCACATAAAAAATGAGTGTGGGTCTTGTAGGATTTGCTCTGATAAAACTTTCTTTTCTCTGAGTGATGTTATGATTTTGCTGTCTTGTGTTCCACCACCAACCAAATCCCAAATGTGAAGGGTGTGCTTCAATCCTTTTCTGTGTGCACGTTTCTCACACTCTTCACGCAATCGCAAGGAGTGGTCATTTGAGTAGAAGATAACATGCTTGGCAGCAGTAAGTGTATGACCAATGCCAGCTGTTTGTGGCTGTCCAATAAAGTAAAGGGTGTCTGGATCATTCATGAACTTTCTTTTTGCCTCATCTCTATCATCAGAAGGAATGCCACCATGAAAGCTCACTGCTTTATCTCCAAGTGTTTCTTGAATCAGCTCTAGATCAGCTCTAAATCTTGCAAATATTAAACACTTTTCTCCTTCATTGGCTTTTATAAGCAACGACAAGGCATCCATTCTGCTTGGGCTGGATTGGTTGATTTGCTTAAGTTCATTTTCACCCTTAAACCACCCAGAGCTTATTTGTTGCAATCGCATGTTTTTGACTATTGCCAGTGACTCTTCCATCACTTCTCCATCTTCATCTATGACTTCTTCCTTGTCACCTTGGAAGTAAGCAAAATCTTTGGATTTCAAATCATCAAATATTTTCCTTTCTTCTTTAGACAATTCAAAATGCCACATCTTGTAAATTCTTTCTGGCAAGTCTAAGCAGTCATCTGCCAGCACACGATAGCAATGACCATCAATCCTGCTGTGCAGTTCACCAAGGTTTTTATATCCAACAATCTCATTGAAATATCCAATGCGACAAAATTCAGCCTTGAATCCTGTCCAAGAATTGTGACCTATAATCCATTCATCCAGAAACTTAAATTGTGCATACAACTCACCAGCACCTTCAGCAACAGGCTGTCCATCCAGTATTCTTTTGTATGGTGCCAACTTAGATATCTTGGTCAAATATTTGGTGCGTGATGCTGTTGGGTTTTTTATGCTTGCACTCTGATCAATGCACAACAAATACTTTCCTGATTTCAAATACTTTTCAATCCAGTATCTGGCAGCATCACTTGTGAATGCCTCAGCATTAAATGCAATGACTTTGAACTTTTTTGAGTCTAACACCTTGTTCAACTCAGCAGTTTTTTTCATTGTTTTGTGCTTGGGTGTCCAAGTGACTGCATCATATGGCAATGACATATCCACAGGCAATTCATATTCAATCCAATTTCTGTGAACACCATTTGGCCATGCAACAATTATCATGCCATCAATTTCACCTTTCTGGTGAAGCCAACAAGCAGTATCAATTGTGACCTTTGTTTTTCCTGTGCCTTGTTGCATAAGAAGTGCAAAGGATTTGCGATCACGTGATAGATTGAATGCAGTGCGTTGGTGCTCCATTGGCTCACGCTTATATTCATAATCATCATCATCAGCAATGATTGCTCCTTGGTTTTTCTTTGTGACAAGCTCTTCAGACACACCTAGCATCCTCTCATGCTCTTCTAGGGTGTCTTGAGATCCACCTATCCAATCTGCCATTGGCCAGTTGTTAACCACATGCTGGACATTTAAACGTGTTATCTTGACAGCTAAGTTTCTTCCAACCCATTTTGAGAATGAAGGAAAGCAACCCATAGCCTTGAAAGTTTCTGGATCACTGATGTCTGCAGTTAGAAGCAAACATTTGTTTTTGTATGGTGTTACTTGCATATTTTAAAAGGGTGAAGCCCACCACACCTTTTTAGGCATGATGGGCTCACATTGATTTTAGTTAAGCGCAGATTGCTGAAGCTGCATAAGTGTTAAGAACAGAGGTTAGAGCTTGGCTGCGTTTTGGCAAGCGCAAGATGCCACCACGATAAACATTGGTGAAGGCATTCTGCAATGACCAAAGGTCACGTGCTTCAAAATTCTCATGCTCTGGCTTGTGCCATTGAGTAACAACATCAGCCATTTGTGACTTGGTGCAAGCACCTGCACGATAGCTGCGAACAATCAAATCATGGGCAGACTTATCATCAAGTTCTAATCCTTTGAAGGAATCAATCCTTTTGTCTGTGGCTGACCAGCTGTCCATAAGTTGACCAATTGCTTGGCTAACAATTGCAGGAAGGTCACGCATGATATTGGTTGTGTGGCGTCTGCCTAATACAATCTCATTGTCAAAGATCAGATTGGAGCAAACAAATGGAGCATCCCCAGCAGAGATTCCAGCACGGAATGCCTTGTCATGAGAATTGCGAAGTGCCATCACTGTGCCAACTTCATCTCCATGCTTGCGAGCAATGCCTTTGACTTGGAACAAACCAAAGTAGCGTTGACCTTCACGATGAAGGCTGTGGTGTTCGTTTACAATCTCAAGCTCTGTGTTGTCCACAGCACTCTTGAATTGGTTGACAAGCTCATCATGAGCAATTGGATGCCAGCGATTTGATGGTGAAGGAGTTGAAACCTTTTTGACATCAGCAAAATCACATTCGTCTGATGCGCATACGCTAAGGTTAAGAAGGTTAGAGTTGACTGGATTGGTTGTGTTGATGTTCATAATTTTTATTTTGATTGATTATTTTTTGGGTCAGCAGAATTGCTAACTTATATCTGACTATGCTGATAAAACTAACACAGTCAACATTTATTTTTGATTTGATTAGATTATTTTTTAAGCCTTCCACAAACTGGTATTAGTGATCTTCTGATTAGTGTGCCAGCTTCTATCTTGGTGCGCTTGTTATTGTTTTTTGCTATAACAGTTGTTGGCTTGTCTATGACAATGTCACCTGCTATGACTGCACCCAACTCCATGCCAACAGGTATCTGTGGGTGGAAGATTGTTGTGATGATTTTATTTTGATAGTGCCACTCCTCATTGAATCCATGATTTATAAATGGTGTGCTTTCCAGGTATTCTTCTGTGCGTGCTTTGTCGTATTCCATAAAAAATGCAGTGTAGGATGCTGCACCCCATAGTTGATTGTGTGAGCTTATGCTAATTGAGCTGAGAGATTAGACACTAACACTTTCCACTCATCTGCTGTGTGGTCTGTCCAG